ACAAGCATTTCAAGCTATCGAAGGGTGGTGCTATTCTCACAGATAACCATGATGCATATCTATGGTTTAAAAGAGCACGATATAGTGGTCGCAGAGAGTGCTCTTATCATGATGATTATTTTGATATGCTTGGATGGAACTTTTACATGATGCCAGAATTAGCCGCAAGAGGATTGCTTTTGATGAATCAGTTTTATAATTTAGACGGTACAAAAAAACACAATGAAGATTTAGAACTTCCATATCCTGATCTAAGCAAATTTAAGGTGTACAACACATGAATAAGTATGTAATATTTGGTTCTGGTGGGCTTGCTAAAGAAGTTATCGGGTACTTGATCGAAATGTACGGATTCAATCATGGAATCTGTGCTGTAGTGAGTACCGAACCATTTAACAATCCAGTATACAATGAGATGTTTCCCGTTAGGTCTGAACTTCTTCCTGGGGAATTTCCAGAAGCTAAATTTATCTTAGCAGTTGCTGATCCTAAAGTTAAGAAAATTATTGTCGAAAAAAACGAAGATCGTTGGACGAATTTTATTCATTCTTCTGCGACAATTTCACCTTTCGCTAAATTAGGCAAAGGTGGTGTTTTTGCTCCGCTTGTTTTGTTGGCAGGAGATTGTGTAATTGGTGATTATGTTTTTATGAATAGCAATGCAACTGTGGGCCATGATTCCACTATCGGTGATTATACAACTCTTTTTCCAAATACCGAAGTCTGCGGCGATTGTAATATTGGACATTCGTGTGTTTTTGGTATTGGCTCTTATGTTGTTCCAAAAGTGAATCTTCCTGACAACACTAAAGTAGGTGCAGGTGCAGTTGTTTGGAAAAGCATCGATGAACCTTGTTTACTGATTGGTAATCCAGCATCACCCAAAGCCCCAAAAACATGATTGTTTCGACACAAGAATCTTTAGACTTACTCACGGCAATCAGCAAGTCTATCGAAGAAAAAACTTTTCATCATCATTATCATGTTCTCTATGATATTGCAAAAACTTTTTCTAGCGATTATGCCCTGCAATATCTTGAGATTGGGTGTTATGCTGGAGGGTCCGCTTGTCTGATGCTACAGCGAGAAAACACCTCAGTCACTTCAATCGATTTAGGTCATCCAATACCCAAAAAGACTGTTATGGAAAATGTTGCCAAGCTAAACAAGCACAACAATCTATATCAGTACATTGAAGGAAACTCACAAGTAAAATCTACTTATGACAATCTAGATTCAACGTATGACATAATTTTCATCGATGGAGATCATTCATATGATGGTGTGTTAAAAGATTTCGAAATCTACTCAAAGTATCTGAAGCAAGGTGGCTACCTTGTCTTTGATGACTACAACGATTGGGTACATTCTCCTGAAGTGAAGTCGGCAGTCAATTTTTTATGCGATAAACATTCTTCCGAATTTGAAATCATTGGAACACTAAAGAACACCTTGAACGCAAGAGGGTTTGATTCAAATTTTCTTGACGGAAATTGCTTTATCATTAAACAAAAATGAAGCTTGCAATTGTAACACCAACGTATCAAAGAAAAGATGGTAAAACGCCAACTTATCTCAATCGCGCTATAGACTCTTTGAAAAAACAGACATACAAGAATTTTAAATTTTTTTTGATTGGAGATAAGTACGAAGACGATGAAGAATTTAATAGATTCTCAGAATCTTTGACTGGCATCGAGCACTATCTTGAAAATCTACCAATCGCAAAAGAAAGAGACAAATATTCAATAGATGATAGAAAACTGTGGGTTTCTGGTGGCGTAAATGCATATAATCATGGGCTGCAAAAAGCTTTAGATGATGGTCTTGATTGGATTTGTCATTTAGACCATGATGATTACTGGAGTGAAAATCATTTAAGTGAAATCGTCAACATCATCAACACCGTAAGCAATGTGGCACTGGTGTACACTTGCGCACAATACTTAAAAAATCAATATATTCCAGGCGTAAAATTAGATGATAAATATGAAGAGAGATGTCCAGAACCAGTAAATGTTGCACACTCATCAGTGTGTATTAATCACAAGTTGCTACCTCTAAGGTATAGAGATGTTTTTGAAGAGACAGGAGAAGTTTTAGAAGCTGACATTGATATGTGGCGAAGAATATCAAAGGCCATTAAATCTTCTGAGTATAAAAGTATACTTGTAAGAAAAAAAACTTGCTATCATACCGAAGAAGGCGTTTCTAAGTAGCACAAAAATCGAAAAAGGAAATATGTATGGGCTTTTTTACGAAAGCTGCATTTATATTTGCCATCACATTCACAATATCTCATGACGCAAGCGCACCGATTCCAGTAAACGGAATTAATTATATTCAGATAATACCACGTGTAAAAACGATAGACTATGATGACATATTATGGATGGCAATCAATATCTACTACGAAGCAAGAAACCAACCACAAATTGGTAAGATTGCCGTAGGCTTAGTCACGCTCAATCGAAAGAAACAGGATAACAAACCAACAATTCATGCCGTGGTAACTGAGCCTAGACAATTTTCATGGTACAATCCTTATATTAAAACTGCCAAAATAAAAATGCCAAACGATTCTGAAATATGGAGAGAGTGTCTCAGAATTGCCGAGTACATATTGCGTTTGGACGAAAATGATGCTATGATATTATTGTTTGAAGGTGTAACTCATTTTCATACGACAAAAGTTCACCCACCATGGAGAAAAGGTATGACAAAAGTTGTTCAGATAGAAGACCACATTTTTTACAGGAAAAAGTAATGGTAGAAAACTTAAAGATTTTGACTCAAAAAGAATTTGAAGAGAGCATTAAGTTAATTGTAAGAGAAAAGAAACTCAATTCAATTATCGATGCAATTGTCATGTACTGTGAAAAAAATAAGATCGAAATTGAAACCGCGGCGTCTTTGGTCACACCAAGAATGAAAGGTCTAATCGAATCTGAAGCTATCAAAAATAAAATGATCAAAAGCAAAAAGGCTAAACTACCAATCTCCTAACATGGATGCATTTGATGCGTATAAAATTTATGTTTCTTTGAAGAATCATTTTACCGTAGAGTCATACGATTATTTTAAGTATGGCAAAAAATCAAAAACAAATTTTGATGCTTTTTTAAAGAGGCGCGATAAATTATTTTTTGCAAAATTAGGCAATAGAAAAGGTGACCATCTTGAAGAATTCCTAGTATCAAACTTCATACACGATCCTAAAATCTGGATCGGAGAACTCCTATCTGACACTAGCGAAACTCGATATAAAAACTGGAAGAAAAAACATGAATCATTGACATACAACTTTACAAATGAAATTGATTTTTTCTCGATTCTGTCGAGTGAAGATTTTGAAAATTTGTTCTCGGTGAACAGTGGCGAACATCCTAAAATTATATTAAAGTATCTTCAAGGCGAAATTAGTATTGAGACTCTTGTTATCCTAGACTCCATATTGAATTTCATTCGAAGATATGATAAGATTATTACTGATCCAGTATATAAAGAGGTTAGCAATCTATGCAAAAAGTACCGGCCCTTCTTAAGGTTCGAACAAGCAAAGATGAAGTTAGTGGTGAAAAGCAAATTGAATCTAGGGTAATAAAGAAGATTTGTTTTTTACTTTCTAAAAATCCATCTTCAAGTATTATACATAGTGATATACATTATGAGAAGAGTGGACAAGACTTACAAACAGCAAATACATTTTAATACGAGGTAATCAACATGGCAACATCATTCTCAGAACTCAAAAAGTCCCGCACCCGAGATTTGGAAAAGCTAACCAGCGAAGTTTCCAAACTCAACTCAAAAGAAGAAAAGAAATCATACGAAGACCTTAGGTTTTGGAAGCCCACCGTAGACAAAGCAGGTAACGGTATGGCAACCATTCGTTTTCTCCCCGCGCCCGAGGGTGAAGACATGCCCTGGATTCAAATCTTTTCACACTCATTTCAAGGACCAACTGGTCAGTGGTACATCGAAAACTCTTTGACCACACTGAACAAAAAAGATCCGGTCAGTGAGTACAATACTCTACTCTGGAACAGCGGTATCGAATCAGACAAAGAGATCGCACGAAAGCAGAAGCGTAAACTGAATTACATTTCGAACGTTTATATTGTTCGTGATTCTGCAAATCCCGACAATGAAGGTAAAGTTTTTCTCTTCAAGTTCGGCAAGAAAATCTTTGATAAACTCAATGATCTAATGAACCCTGAGTTTGAAGATGAGACACCCGTTAGCCCATTCGATCTGTGGGAAGGTGCTAACTTCAAACTTAAGATTCGTAAAGTCGAAGGTTATCAAAACTATGATAAGTCTGAATTCGAATCGCCATCTCCACTCAGTGAAGATGATGAAGAACTCGAACGTATCTGGAAGGCAGAGCATAGTCTGAAAGAATTCTTGGATGAAAAGAATTTCAAACCGTATGATGTACTCAAAGCTAAACTCAACACAGTTTTGAATCTAAACAATGAAGAACGTGTTGAACAAAAGCAGACTGTGACAAAGGAAGAATCTAAAGTCAGCAAGACTGCTGAAACTTCTAAGTCTTGGAAAGATGACGAAGACGATGATGAAGCAATGAGTTATTTTGAAAAGCTAGCACAAGACTAAAAACGAAAGCCCCGAAAGGGGCTTTTTTATACCCTAGCTAAAAAGAATCCGTTAGTCAGATTTCTATCATTACTGTTCAGAATAGGATGATAATCTCTAACTTTATCATCGTTCATAATGATTGCTGTTGGTGATGATGTCGATGCATTCACAGAATTATCTATGTACAGAGGATTTGTTGATCCGCCAGCGGCAGAGCCACCTTGATTTGTAGTTCCAGTATAACCACCAGTCACTAAGAATTCACCGGATGCACCTGAAGTTCCTGATGACACTTGAGTGGATGGCTGTGAAGAAAAATAAGGAGTATATGTGGGACTGTCAACGTATGTTTGTGCTAAGCCACCAAATGAACCCACAGCATATTCTCCAGTATATCCGATAGAAGAAGACACTTCACCAACATAATTTGCAAAAGGTGCAACAAGGTCAGTAACAACTTGTTCGGTTTCTTTTGCCTTTTCCTGTTTTTCTACCTCTAGATTGATAAATGCTTTTAGTGCATTATCGAACTCATCGGCAAAATCCATAAGCTTGAATCCCATGCTGGTATCTTTTTTATTCAGAGATTCAACAACTCCTCTAAACGTGTCGTAATTTTTTCTTAGGGTTGCTTCAACGTCAATCACCCCTTCGCCAGTTAAAACTTTAGAGAATTCTTGAAGACCTTCCACCTGCTTGAAAAGTTCAGTGCCTTGAAATCCTGATACAATCTTTTCGGTTTCTTGTGCCATTCTCTTTCTATTTGATTCCATGATATACATATTCTTTTCAGTTTCAGTATACATGATATCAAAATAAGTTCCAACAACACGACTAAAGTTTTCACGCTGTTGATCTAAAGTATCTCCACCAAACGTTCCAATCAGACTTTGCTTAAACCCAGCCAAATCTGCTAAAGTTTTTGATCTGAAAGTTTCGGATAATTTATCGGCCGTGAATCCTAACTTAAACATTGCATCATCAAAAATTATGGTGCTGTTGGCTAAGTTAGCCATTGTTTGAATTAATTCTTCATTTGCAAATTTAAACTTCTCAACTCCAGCATAGACCGTTTGAATCATATTATTAGAAAATGATGTGATCATATCACCAAATGCTTTGGCCATTCCTGCTTCATCCAAACCTTTCAAACTCATACTAATTTGCTGAGTGAAGTTTCTTGTTTTTTGTGCAGCCTCATCACCGTAGCCAAGTATTTGGCCATATGATCTAACAAGTTCATTTCTACTAGAAATAGCACCGCCAATTGCATCTAAAGATGCTTGGTCTACTGCCGAAACTTCAGTTCCGCTTCGATCACTTCTGTATCGTCCACCTTTCTGAAACCAATTCTTATATTGCTCAAGGCTGGTGGCATCTTCTCCAAGCGTTCCTCTTATACCATAATCTGTGTATTCTTTGGCCTTCATACCAAACAGTCTGTTCAACACTGCACCACCTAAACCGATTAAAGGCGCGAATGGTGTCAATCCAGGAATCATAGCAGCGGCGCCAACTAACTTATTGAAATTTTTGTTTATCGAATATCCACCAGAAAGACCCTCTGCAATACCATATGAAGAAAAACCTCCTAAAAGAGATCCGGCCAAAGCGCCGCCGGCGGTGGCGCCGCCAGTAGACATAGCACCTGAAAATCCTGAAAGACTTCCTGTGCCCATAGACATACCAGCACCGAAGTTAGCCATGCCAGCACCCAGTTGTCCACCTAATGATGTAAATCCTGCTGGGCCAAACGCTCCTTGTGCAAGTGCTGAACTCATTAATGATGAACCGCCAGACGTTAGCAGTTTAGCCAATCCAGGAATCATTCCCCCACCAAGAAGATTATTGACAGAGCCTGCCACACCCATACCAATTTCGCCCATAGTTGACGCGCCAGTTATACCCTTTAAACCTAACGCATTACTTAATGATCCTGTTAAACTAAAACTCGATAGACCTTTACCGCCAAACATTTGCAGAGAACCTAAAAGGCTGCTGATAACAGGAGATGCAACATTCATCATCGCCATATTACCAAGTAATCCTTTCACGCCTATTTTGTTACCAAGTTGTCGGGTTAGAGCATACGACAGAAGAGGAACCATAGCAGGCATTGATCTACTCAATCTAGACATTGCAGAAGGTGTTCCTGCCATACCAGATTCGAGAGCAAGAATATCTTGTTCTCCTGGAAATGTTGCCATAAATGGCATTTGAGATGGGCCTGAATAATATGGTCCGTAAGGAACACCACCCATGCCTCCCATAGGAGCATATGGATTAAATCCTCCTGATGTCATCATCGGATACCCATATATTGTAGATGGGGTCATCATACCCCCACCAGGCATGCCAATCATTGTTCCGCCTCCGATGCCACCGAAACCACGCATGCCTCCGTACATGCCAGTCATACCGCTGGTGCCGAATATTGGCGCAAACGGTGATGCGGATGCCAT